GCTCAGCACGGTGGTTGTTGCCATTTTCAGTTTCTCCTTGTTGAAACTCTGACCGTGAGGTCGTATGCGGGGATCTGTTGCTCACCGATGAGCGCAGCCGATGGCCGTGCGTCGGTAATGCCTTCAACATTTTCAATAATGATGTCGGCTTGTGTCATAAGGTAATCGAGTGCGTCGCTGTTGCCAGGGCCGCCGGCAAGTATGCGGCACACGATGGTTGCGTCAATGATGTTGCTGTTGAAACCGATTACGGTTGGTGCTTCAACGAACACGGACATTGGGCGGGCGTTGCGCGGGTCTTTGACGACGACCATGCCAGCATCAGCAAGGCGAGTGCACACGTTGTCGTATGCGGCGGCGAGAATACCTGTGGCAGCCATTTCAACCGATAGCCGCCCTCGGTACACCTAACAGCTGTTTGATGCGGGCCATTGTGCCGAACGGTACAGCGCCACCCATCTGATCGAACGATGCGAACGAATCGACCGAGCCACGTTCCCTGTAAAGCGTTGCCGCATACATGGTTGCGCCTAACGCCACCGAGTTGTCAGGTACAGCGTCAGCGTCGTCGTGGTAGCCGGCTTCGTGCCGTACCCGGTAGCAATACACGTTTGCAGCTGCGACACAGGTTGCAATAAACGCCGTGTCGTTAGCGGTTGCTGCTGAGATGCCTAGCCATTCGGTTACATCTGCCGAGGTGATCCAAGTGGCTTCAGGTTCCCAACGGATTTCGCCGGTATCTACACCGTAAGCAAGATCGCTGCCGGCGTTCGGAAAGATCAGTTGTTGTGGGCGTGGTACGTCGTAATCAAAAACGAGTGTGCCGTCTGCGTCAACACGAATTAGTTCGTAGTCAACTAGTGACCATACGGTCTGTTGGTTGCCGTCGAGGCCTCGGGTTGAGCCAACAATGTTGACTGGTGACCCGAGCGGGATGCTTGCGATTGGTTCGAGGGATTGCACCACGCCATAACCATCAACGCGTGATGATTGGATGATTTGGAACGTGGTCATGGCGTGGTGCTTTTCCTCAGGTAGCGGGGGAGGTGTTTATCAGGTGAGGCTGACGAACTTGGTTGGGTCGATCATCAACGTTGCGAAGTAGCCACGCCATGCGAGGGTGCGGCTCAACGTTGAAGGAACCTCAACCGAGATTGCGCCCTTCTGCTGTTCAAAGATTTCGAACCCGGTCGGATCGCCAACGATCACGGTGTCAGCAGCGAAGTTGCGGTCAACAACAACGGTGAGACCAAAAGCGTTGCCGGTGCCGGCTACTGGGCTAACAGCCCCGTATGCATTGAGCGGCCCGGCCTGCGGGAACAATGGGCGGCCGGTTGTGTCAACCAGCTGGCCGAGTGCTGACCACATGTTGGGTGCCAAGAACAGGTGCGTGGCGTAGCCGCCGTTGCTGTTTGTCAGGATCGTTGAGGCTGCGGCGTAGATGTCGCTAACCCATTCTGATGGTGACGTTGGGTCGGTGAGTACCTGTGTTTGGGTTTGTCCTGCGAGCAGAGCATCTGCGGCCACGTTGTCGGTGGTGTTCGCGTAGATTCGGCCCATGTCGTCAAGAATGAGGCTAAGTACGGCTGGGTCTGTCCAGTCCAAGTCTTGTTCGGAAAGTGTCACGAATCCGCCGTACGTGTTTTTGGTGACCTGATTGGAGGACACGACGAAGGTGCCTGACTGAAGTGCGGCGTTTTCTGCTGACTGCACAGCCATCGAGGTGTGCGTGGTGACCTCTGGCCTCACAAAATACTTGCCTCCTCCGGGCATTGCCTTTGCGCCAATTGCGTCAACGACTGGGCGGTTGCCAACAAAGTTGTTGTAAACGGGGCCGAGAATGGGGGTCGGCAGGATGCCGGGCGTGTCGGTCGTGATGACATCCGGTGCAGCTGCACGTACGAGGTCGTTCATGCGGTGCCAAGTGTCGCCACCTGAAAGGGCTGCGGCGATCCATTCGGTTGCCGATGGGAGACGTGCTTCGCGCTTTGCTGAAGCGTAAATAGGTGCGGTTGGGGTCGGCTCGGCTGCTGCTTCCACGACCTCAGGGGCATTTTCTGACATTGGTTCTTCCTCCTCGGAAGTGGTTTCGGGGTTTTCGGTGCTCTCCTCATCCTCAGCGGATGCGGCGATTTGTGTGATCTTTGCGGCGGCAAACGCCGGCTCAAATACAACTGAAAGTTCTTTCCAATTGGCTGCTTTAACGATGGTGGTGCGGCCGTCTTGTTCGACGTCGGTCGCCTCAATACCAATGGAAACGCTGTCGTATGCGCCCATCTTGAGCAGTTCGACGAGGTCGTCGCCGGCACGGGTACGTGCAATTTCTGCGGTGAACAACATTCCGTCGGGCGTGTCCTCGCGTGCGGTGACCATGCCCACCGGCTGCGCCGAAGAATCATGCTCAAGCAACAGCCGAGGAGCAGGGCCGTCTGTGGGTAGCGAACCGGCTTCAAGGCGAATGGTTTGGCCTGTGCTCACGTTTGCGTCAACACCATAAGGGGCAGCAATGCCTGAAATGGTGCGAGGCTGGTCGCCTGCAGCTGCGTCAAGGGTGACTGACTGTGCGGTAAATCTAATCATTGGCTGGTTCTCCAACTGGGGATTCAACAGGGATGTCGTGCATGATTTCTGCGCCTTCAAGGTAACGCTGCACATCGAACTCTACGTGTCGGCCTTTTGGTGTCACGTTGTCTAGTGAAAGTGTTTCTTGGATGCAGTTAATGAACGGTGAAGCACCGAACATGATCAAGTCGGTGCGTGCTTGTGTCGAATTTTGATACGTCATCCCGCCGACGCTGAGCCCTACTAGCCATGCCGGCACTTGGCATACACGTGAGAGCTCGAGAGCGGCGTGCTGCCGGCCTTCCATCAGCTGCAACGTGGCAGGGTTCGATTTGAACTCCACCCACTCAACATGCTGGTTGAGCGCACCGATTGCACGGCTAGAGCGTGCGTCGGCCCACGCGCCAGCAAGTTCTGACAGTTCGTCGCCGGCCATTGGTTCGCCGTCTTTTTGTTGTAGGTATCCGGCTGCTATTTCGGTTGATGCGAAACGCTTAGCGGCCTCGTCAAGGCGGTGCGCAATGTCAATTGCACGGTTGCCTGTCCACAGGATGCCGTCAAGCGGTGACAGGAACTGCACAACGTTGTTTGTGTCAAGTTCTACGCCGTTAAATTGAATGTCGTTTGATGGGCCGAACCATTCGGGGCCGGCTTGATCTACGGTTGTAATTTGGTCGGCTGGTAGCCATGTGAATGACGCAGGAAATCCGGTGCTGTAACGGCTGGTGACGTACCAGAATGCTCGGCCAATGAGCATTAAATCTTTTACGGTGGCCGACATGATGAAGTTTCGGGTCACGTTCGGATCAGGCCGAGTAAACCATGACTCACCTGGCACATAGATCCGTTCGTACTCCTCCGAGCCGGAATCCCACGCCAACGTGTATTGCTTGAGATCGAGGCCAGCAATCGTTGAGGTGATGAGACCTACTGCACGGTTGACGGTCGGGATTGACAAAGCGCGTTCAGTCCCAGCACCGACTGAGTAGAACGTGAACGCGCCGGGCCTACCCGCGCCACCCGCAGCGGCTTTTACTTCAGACACACCGAAGGCCGGTGCCGGCTTAGTGCGAAATAGACCCACGCCGGCGAGTTTTCCACAACGGCTGTGGATATGTCAATAACACCTGTGTAATTTATCTCGCAGAGCCAATCATCGGTTTGCGCACGTTGCCCTGCGGTTTTGCGGCCATGCCGGCGGCGACAACCATGCATCGGCATTGCTCGATAGGGCCGGGCGACTTTTGTGATGACAACGTAATTGTTGCGCCGACTCGGCCTGACACGGCGCGCTGTACTTGTTCAGCTAACGCCATTTGACCGGAGTGCAACAGTTTGCGCTCGAGAATCATGTTGCGTACCACCGAGGTATAGGTAGTTATTTCTCGTTGTCCCCAGTCGGCCATACGTCGAGACATGTCCAGCGGGCAAAGCGCAGCAAGGCCGGGCGATAATAGGAGCTGCACATTCGGGTGCTCCATGACCACTCGGGCTGCTTCCCACATAGCCTCGGCCGACTCAACGACGAACTCGGTTTTGACCTGCAACGTTCCATCGGGTCTCGGTGCGACACGAACTCCACAGTATCGCAAATCAGTCACATCGGCATCAATGGCAAGCACACCACCAGCCGGCATTGCATCATCGGTCTCAAGTTGTGACCATAGGCCGGCCGGTAGCCACGATGCGGCGGCAGAGATCCATACGTTGCAATGAGCACGGTAAAACGCTTGTTTGTTTGGTGTTTCGGACATTCTGCGCAGACGCTCAGCGGTGATTGTTGTTCCCATTGCAGGATTTGACCAACGCCACGTGTCAGGGTTGTCAAGCGGCGCGCCAGGCGGAGGCGACCACTCAGCAAAATACAAACCCGACCGAGTACCGTTATCAATCGCATGGATCGCCTGCTCACGCAGCTGCAACATGACTTTTGATGACTCGTCGCCGGCCGTGCTCCACATTGACATAAGCGGGTTAGGACGTGCGGTCATTGTCGGCCGGTACGCATCAAAGATGACTTCGGGGCCGATACTCCAAATTTCGTCAAGGCAAACAAGATCGGCTGAAGCGCCGTGCGCGTTTTGAGGTGTCGCAGCTGTAACATGCCACCTTGAGCCGTTCGGCATCTCAACAAAGTTGCGGCCGTACGACCAGTTGATCTTGGCGTTGTACTTTGCCTCAAGCACCGGTGCGAATTCTTTAAACAAAGCAAACGCTCGGTCGAGTTTGTGTGCGGCAGAGATCACAACTTGCGGTTTGCCGAACTCTTCGGTGAGATCCGTAAGCCAAGCACAAATTAGACCGCCCATGCACCACGACTTGCCGTTCTGCCGGCCAACACTCACCATTGACTCGGAGAACTCAAGTTGCCCGGTGCCATCATGCGTCAACTGGCCGGCTAGCACGGTGCGTTGCCAATCCATCAACTCATAATCAAGATTGCGCTGCACCCACTCGGCCACAACAGGGCCGAAACTCTCGTGCCCCAACGCCGGCGTAACCAATCTCGGCTCAGTTCGCCCAAATATGCCGGCATCCGGCTCGATCACATCTGATCCGTTTAGATCTGTCACATTCGTTTGGGATACGGGAAAGAG